TCAGCGGCGCCCCGACACTGATTTCTTGCGGCTCCAAACCGCTCGGTAGAGCTGTTCGACGGCTTCGTCTGTGAGTTCGCTCATAGACTCCGCCCCCCACTGCTGACGCATATGGTCTAGCCGCCATTGGTCGCACCTCATTTCGTCGCAAAGGGCGTAGATGGCTTGAATGCGCCGTTGGCGCGTCCCGGGCGAACGCCTGGCGCCTGGCATCCCTTCAAGCCTGGCGCGCCAGCAGACAAGGTAGTTCTCAGCTTGAGCGAACCGGTCCGCTGGAATGTCCGTGTAGGACTTAACGCCCAGATGGTCCGCCAGGCGCCGCATGATCACTGCGGGCGTGACCTCATGTCCTGCCAGGTGCCGAGAGACGCCTGCTATGTGGTCGCGCAGTTCCAGCAGCCTTCGCTTTTCACAGGTATCCACCAGCCCGCTACCCCGGGCGCCCCAAGGCTCTTGTGGAACGTTTGCGCTGTTGTACACATTGCCGATGACGACGTTGCCGCCAACATTCACGGTAAGTTGGGGCGCACGCTGGCGCCACGTCTGACGGCTTGCTTGCTTTGCCGGTTCGTCTGACTCGCCAAGCAAGCCGGCCAGGGCGCCTGTGACTCGGCGCTTCTTTTCATTTACTACCACCTGCAATCTCCCCGGCCGGTCTAGCGTGTGAGGCAGTCCACCCGGCCAATACCATGGAAAAGCCCCAGCACCAAGAGTACCGAGGGGGGGTATTGGGGGTAAATACCTACACCGGTGGGTGGTATGTGCTTAGGCAGGTGTCCTGCCGACCGCAGGCAAATCAGGCGACCAGGCGGAGGATGCGCTCCATCTTGGCATCGCCTTTGTGGCCTGTATCCATGACGTAGTCGTACAGGGCAGCGATGGCCTCGGCCTTCTTCTTTGCGGCCGGCTTCTTCCCCGCCGCAGCGATCCGCTGCTCAAGCGCCTCAATGACGTACTCAAGGGTTTCTTCGTCCAGCGGACTGGCTGGCCCTTGAGCGCCAGCTTCCAGATCTTTCATGAGCATGGGGCCGTCACCGGTCAGCAGCCAATTGACGTTGCATCCCAGTCGCACCAGTTCAGCCAGTATCCGCGCCTGCGGTGAATTCCGGCCGCTCTCGTTTTCCTGAAGTCCCCGCTTGGTGCCTCCAATCGCCATGCCGAAGCGCTCCTGGGACCAGCCCAAGTGCGTCCGGTAGGCACGCAGTCGTTCGCCAACCTCAGCGGTGAAAGTGTTCGCACTTTCCGTCATGCCTCATCCCCGAAGTGCGAACACGCTGTTCGCACTTTTTTTATGTGTTCGCTCTTTGCTGTGAATCCCTTAAAAATCAAAGAGATACGCATTCTGTCGCCATGTGGCACACGAATCAGTAAGTGCGAACACGCAAACAAGCGTTGCATAGGCGCATAACTGCGTGCTATGTTTCGGCCCATGAGCAAGTTAAACACACCGAAAAAACCAGTCGTGCAGGACTGGCATCGGGCTGACATCAAAAGCGCCCTGGAGAAGGCTGGCATCTCATTGCGCCAGCTGAGCCTCCAGAACGGCTACGCCCCGACGTCGCTCAAGGGCGCACTTTGCGCACCTTGGCCTGCCGCCGAACAAATCATCGCTTCGGCGATCGGCGTGGCGCCGGCATCCATCTGGCCGACGCGCTACGACGAGCACGGCAATCCGAGGAGTGGCCGGAACCAGCGCGGTATCGGGCGTTGGTCTAGCCGTAAGTCTATCAGCGGGGTTCAGGCAGGCAACGTTGAAAACGTTGCTGTGGCTTGACCGTGTCCAGTCAAAGGTGCTCCCGATGAATAAGCGACGCGTGAACCAAGCCAAGACGGACGGCCAGCTCGAACTCTCTCTGTTCGAGGTGCCGGCGCAGCCGAAACCGGAGCCGGGTGCTCTGGATATGGGTTTAACCATCCGCGAGGCCCTGGCCGACACGCTGGCCGGCGCAACGATGGCCGGGATGGACCGCCACGACGTGGCCGCGCAGATCTCGCGCCTGTCCAGCCACGACATGTCCAAGAACATGCTGGACCAGTACTGCGCGCCCAGCGCCGACAAACGGTTCCCCGCCGATGCGATCCCGGCCCTGATCGTGGCCACGGGCGATCTGCGCATCCTGGAGCGCATCGCCGCCGCCTGCGGTTGCAAGGTCTACCGGGGTGAAGAGGCGTGCATGGCCGAGCTGGGCGTCTTGACCATGCAGGAACGCATGCTCAAGCAGCGCCTGGACACGCTGCGCAAGAACATCCCCGAGGAAACGCTCATGCGCATGCTGGAAGAGCGCAAGCCGGCACGGGGGCGGAAATGAAAGTCGGCATTGATGCCATCGCTGCTGCCCTCGGCATCGGCAAGCGCGCGGCGGAACTGCGTGCCTCTCGCAACGGCTGGGTCTGCGAGAAGGCCGCAGTGCGCGGCGGCTACAAGATGATCTTCGACACAGCAATGCTGCCTGCCTCGGTGCGGACGGCAGTCGAGCGCCATAACCACATCACCCTGCGTGCCGATGCCGCCAGGGCCATCGATATCGCCCTGGCTCGCGTCAAGGGGCAGGATGAAGCCGCAGTTGCCGACAAGCGTGCTCGCGGAGAGCGAAACCTGAAGGCGCTCACGGAAGCCATGGCACCCGGTGTTAAGAGCCGGCTGGATGCCCGGTTCGGCGTGGTGCGTTGCTGGGAAGGCTGGTTTGCTGCCGCGCAGCCGATGACGCGCAGCGCGAGCTGGGACGCCTTCACCGAGGCTTATAACGCCGGCGATATCGCGGTCGATGCCGCAGTACGAGCCAAGTTGCCAGAGGTGTCTTCACGGTCGATGCGCCGGTGGGTGCTCGACTATGAGCGTGACGGCATGGCAGGGCTGATTGACCACAAGGACGGCAAGCTGCGCAAGGACGTGAACGTCTTTACGACTCAGCCTGAGCTGGAAAAGGCGACCGTCGCGCTGCTGATCGCCCGCCCGCACCTTGGCGTGCAAAACCTGCTCGACCTGATCAGCCAGGCGGCCATCGATCCGGCGTCAGGCGTGCATCTGTTTGTCGTGCCGACGTATCACCAGGCGTATCGCTACCTGACGGCATGGAAGGCCAAGAACGCCGAGCTGCTGACGGCCGCGACCAATCCCGACCAGTGGAAAAACAAGTACATGGTTGCGTTTGGCGACGCGTCGGCCGATGTGGTGCGCCTTAACCAGCGCTGGGAAATGGACGCCACGCCGGCGGACTGGATGCTCACGGACGAAGACGGCCGCGAGCGCCGCTACTCCGCTTCGGTGGTGGTCGACGTGTACAGCCGCCGCATGCTGGTGGTGTTGTCGCCGACTCCCAAGACCGAGACGCACAAGTTCGCGCTGCGCCTGGCGCTCCTGCTGTGGGGTGTGCCGGAAGAGATCGTCACCGACAACGGCAAGGACTACCAGTCGCACGACTTCCAGGAAACGCTGCGCCAGCTCGAAATCGCGCACCACACCACGGCACCGTTCTCCCCCTGGGAAAAACCGCACGTGGAGCGCGGCATCCAGACGATGCTGCACTCCAACCTGGAAGCATTGAGCGCCTTTGTCGGCCACAACGTGGCTGAGCGTTCCGCCATCGAGGCGCGCCGCACCTTTGCAGAACGGCTGTTCAAGAAGGATGAGGCGGTGCAGTTGGCTTTGTCCGGCCACAAGCTGCAGGCGCTGATCAATGACTGGGTCACGGGCCAATACGAGCACCGGCCGCACGGCGGCCTGGCCGAGAAAACGCCGTTCGAGGTGGCTTCTGCCTACCGAGGCGAGATCCAGCGCATCCAGGACGAGCGCGCGCTGGACATCCTCCTGGCCCAGCCGGCCGGCAAGGGCACGTACGTGGTCACCAAGAAGGGGCTGACCATCGGTGGCGCCAACTTCATCGCTGGCGAGCTGGCGCTGATCGTGGGTAAGGACGTGATCGTGCGCCAGATGCCCGACTACGGCGAGATCGCGGTGTTCCTGCAGGAAACCAACGCGTTCGTCTGCATCGCCATCTGCCCGGAGCGCAAAGGCGTTTCGCGCACGGAGATCGCTGCTCACGCACGCAAGCTGCAGCGGGAAAACGTTCAGGCGCAGCGCCGCGCAGCGAAGGCCAAGAAGGTGGACCCGGACCAGCTGGTGGAGTCCTTCCTGCGCAGCAAGGCCGAAGCGGCCGGGAAGCTCACTGCGATGCCACAACCGACCGTGGCCTACAGCACGCCGGCCCTGGACGCCGCAGCCCAAGCACACCGCGCACACAGCGGCGCGCCCAAGGCCAGCACCGTGCCGGGCGACCTGCAGCAGATCCTGGACAAGCGCCAGGCACAACCCCAAGCCCCTCAGACCAACGTGCACACCATGAAAGAAACGCCCCAGCAGCGGTACCGCCGCTGGCTGGACTTGAACGAACTCGTCACCAACGGAGGTTCTATCGAAGACCGACAACAGCAGCTTTTCTACGGCCGCTACCCCGATTCCTCGGAGTACCGCGCCATGAAAAAACGCCACCAGGAGATGCAACCCCTGGCGGCGTCTGGTGGCAGCAGCGTGTCCGCGCTGCAAGCCGCTCGCTAATTCAAGCCGATCCATTATGACCAAGAACACAAATTCGAGCAAACCAGCGGCACCGATGACTGGCGTGGCGCACATCGCCACGCTGGACATGGTCAGCGCCACCCTGGAGCGTCTGGACGCTCGCAGCAACGGCTTGCCGGGTATCGCTGTCCTGTACGGGCCGGCCGGCTGGGGCAAGACCTTCGCTTCCAACACGCTGGCGAACGAGACGCGCGCTTACTACGTGCAGATGCGCAGCGCCTGGCGATCCAAGACGCTGCTGGAGAAGATCCTGGCCGAGATGGGCATCCGTCACGAGCCGGCCACCACGGCGCGCCTGCTGGACATGGTGGCCGAGCAACTGAGCACGTCGCGGCGCACGTTGATCCTGGACGAGTTCGACTACGCGGCCAAGGCCAAGAACGACACGCTGATCGAGCTGACGCGCGACATCTACGAGGCCTCGCAGGGCTCGCTGCTGCTGGTGGGCGAGGAACTGCTGCCCAAGAAGCTGGAGCGCTGGGAGCGCTTCCACTCGCGCGTGCTGACCTGGGCGCCTGCGCAAGCGGTGACGCTGGAAGACGCCATCAAGCTGGCGCCGATCTACGCATCGACGCTGGAATTCGACGTCGACGTCCTGCAGTACCTGGTCAACATCGCCCAAGGGTCTGTGCGCCGCGTCTGCGTGAACCTCACGCAGCTGCTGGACCACAGCAATACCGAGGGGCTGGACCGCATCACGATGGGCGACCTGGCTGCCACCACGGTCTACACCGGCCGCTCGCCGGAACGGAGGGCGTGATGAACGCAGGCACCGTAACCCTCTCGACCTTCGAGAATTGCCACTACCGGCTTGGCCGCGAAGATGCGCCCGAGTTGAAGGCGCGCGGCGTCATCCAGGTGACCGCTCAGCCAGCTACCGACTCGGCCGAGCTGCGCGTCGAACTGGCGGGCACGCGCAGGCACCAGCGTCTGACCGTGGTCGTGCCGCTGAAGCACGCCGACGTCGACGCCATCATCCGCCAGATGCAGGCCGCCCGCGACATGCTTGCCCACGGAGGTGGACATGGCGCGTAAGCCGGTACAACTGGAGCAGAAAGGCGGGAAGTCGCCACGCCAGCACCTTTGGGAAGCCATTCGCATCCATCGCAAGGCGTTCACCCGCGATTTGTTGGCGGAAGCCTGCTGTGGCGTGGAAAGCGTCGAAAGCAAGGTTGCCGATTTTGTTGCCGCGTTGCTCAGGGCAGAGATCATCGAGGTTATCGCGGAGGAGAAGGTGAACAAGGGCGGTATCAAGCCGCGCCTGACTTACCGTCTCGTCCGGGATAACGGCGTTGAGGCCCCCCGCGTCAGCAAGAAAGGCGTCGTGACGCCCCAGGGCGGTGGCAACGAGGCGATGTGGCAAACGATGCATCGCATGTTCGAGCGCACGCCGTTCACCTTCCGTGAGCTGGTTGCCTTCGCCAGCACGAAGGCGCACCCGATCAAGGTGGAGACCGCCAAGTCGTACATCTCCGCGCTGTATCGCGCGGGCTACCTGAAGCTGGTCGAGAAAGAGAAGCGCGGCAAGATGCCCTCGGGCGCCAAGTACGTGCTAATCGCCACCCGTTACACCGGCCCGCGCGCACCGATGGTCCAGCGTACGCGCACGGTGTACGACCCAAACGAAAACCGCGTTGTGCACGTCGACACGGAGGCATTCACAAATGCCCTCTAACACGCCCCCGTACATGCAGGCCGACTGGTTTATCGGCCTGCGCCGTGAGGTGGATGGATCGACGCAAGCCATTGTGGCCCAGCGCATGGGAATTGCGCGATCCACGTTGACCGTGCTGCTGCGCGGCTTGGGTGAGTACGGCGCAGGCCGCGCCAAGACCGACCGCATCGAGCGCCTCTATCGCCAGACGTATGAGCGCATTACGTGCCCCGCGACGTGCAAGCAGGTCGATATCGACCACTGCCGCGCAACGGCACTCCTGCCGGCACCTACCCAGAACCCTTTGAAGCTGAACCTGTGGAAGGCATGCCAGCAATGCGAGTTCAAGCCAAAACCCCGTAAGGCGCAAGACCAGGAAGACATGCCGATGGCCGCGCTGGATACCAAGACCCTGCCGCTGCCCGAAGTGGGCGCCCCCCAAATCGACTTAACCGTTAAGGAGCCTTCGCAATGAAGCGCAATCGACAAGACGTTCGCCCGATGCCGATGCTGCACGGCAGCCTGGTCACCACCAAGGGTCCGCAGCTTGACAACCTGGTCACCGCCGAGCTGCGCACCGGCCTGGCACGTATGAGCAGCGAGTTCGTCGCTGCCGGCAAGCGCCTGCGCGCTGAGTGGGCGGTGATGCGCGAGCGTGTGTCCATCCAGCGGAAGCTGCGCCGCATGGCCCGCGAGCTGGACTACGGCAACCGCGATATCGACTGGCGCCGCGAAGAGCTGATCGCCGCAGAGCGCAACCAGTCGGCCCTGGAACTGCTGTATCGCGCGAACGAACAGAAGCTGCTCGCGCGCCTGGAAAAGCTCGACGGGGGGCGGTGATGCGCAAGCGTATGACCCTGAGCCAGTTCCTGCACACCCGCCTGGGCCTCCTGATCTGGACGCTCGTGGTGGCACTCCTGGCGTTCAACGCAGGCCAGATCTCCAACCCGGCGCATGGTCAGGCTGTAAGCCGCGCGCGCCTGACCACCTGAAGGAACCACTGCCATGAGCGAAATCAAGAGCAACCGCGTGCAGATCATCGAACTGATCATGAAGCGCCCGGGCATCCGCACGCCCGAAATTGCAGACGAACTGGGGATCACCAGCCCGCAGGGCTACATCGCGGCGGAGCTGGACCACGACGAGATCCTGGTCGAAAGCGTGCCAAGCCAGCACGGCGGCCGTCCCGTCAATTCGTACCGCATCAACCCGGACAACCCGCCCGACCTCACGCTGAACCCGCGCCAGCGCGTGGTTAAGGCGGCTGGCAAGCGCCAGGCGCAAGAGCCCACCGAGTGCAGCTTCGCGCTGTCCTCGCGCGGTGACTTGACGATCAGCGACGGCCGCAAGGCCATCCAGCTCTCCGTCGACGGCACCCAGCAGCTGATCGCCTATCTGGATCGAATCAACGTCGACCAGGTCATGAAGGCCGCTGGAGTCGCCTGATGCCGCTGCCGACGTTCACGTGCCCGGTGTGCCGTTGCTTCATGTCTGCCGAAGTGGTGTTCGCCCATGAAGGCATCAATGAGGCGATCAAGCACCTGTGCAACGCACACCCGAAGGGCGGCGAGCTGCTCCGGCCGCTGCTGGCCTACGTGGGCATGTTTGCACCGGTCAAGACCGAAATGCGACGTGACCGCGTGGCGGCGCTGCTGCGCGAACTGGTGCCGATGATCAACGCCGGCACCGTGCGCGACAAGCACGGTGTCACCCACGCGGCGCCGCTGGAGTATTGGCGCCAAGCGTTTGAGGAAATGGCCTCGCGCCGAGATACCGGCGACCTGCAACTGCCGCTGAAGTCTCATGGCTATCTGCAGGCGGTCGTGGTCGGCATGGCAAGCAGCGCGGCCGCGTCGGCCGAGCGCAAGACCGAGGCGCAGCGCGCAGGCCACGCCGGCACCGGCACCGCAGCAGCAAGACAGCAACCCCTCACGGTTGCCGCGCCGATGGCGCGAGCTGCCATCCCTGAAAACGTCCGGCAGGAAATGCTCCGTGCAGCGGGCAGCCGTCGTGCCGAAACCGTTGGAGACGTCCATGAATGAAGACCGAAAGACCGCAAGAGATTCCATCGCCAAGGTCGCACTTGAGCAGGCATGTGGATGTCAGCTGAATTGGACGCAGGAGCTGGTGGCTCTGGCTGACGGCTACTGCACCACTCTCTCGGATGCATTCCATGACAAGGATCTAAACCCGCTAGAGATCCACCAGCTCGTCGCGAGTGCGGTGGCGCTTGTGCTCTTTGCAGGGAAGGTGGGCTGGATCACTGCAACTGCCTTTGATTCGGCGCACGCCCATGCGCTTCAGGTCCGCCAATTGGCTCTGCGGCGATTCAGCGGCCAGCTCGTCGTCGTTAAGGCCAACAACGCCGGCGCGTCGCGCACCACTCATTAACCCAGTCAACGTACCAAATCGATCATGACTCATGCCAGCAATTCGGCTCCGGCCGACTACATGACCAACGCCCAAGGCCACCTGGTGCCGAAGGATTTGGTGAAGCCCATCGACCTTGCGCGCGACCAGATCGTGCAGGAGCTGTTTCAGATGGCGGCAACCCACCAAGAAGCGCTGCGCCAGTTCAAGCATCGCGCGTTCCAGGACATTGAGGCATTTGTCGACATGTCCGCTGAGCAATACGACGTGAAGCTCGGGGGCGTTAAGGGCAACGTGACGCTGCCCAGCTTCGACGGCAAGTACAAGATCCAGCTCTCCCGCGCCGAGAACCTGAAGTTCGACGAGCGTCTGCAGGCAGCCAAAGCCATCATCGATGAGCTGCTGACCGAGTGGTCTGAAGGCTCGCGTCCCGAGATCAAGGCCATCGTCCAGCGTGCCTTTGACACGGACAAGGAGGGCAATCTGAACACCGGCCGCGTGCTGTCACTGCGCAACTTGGACATCAAAGACCCGCGCTGGCAGAAGGCGATGGCCGCCATCGGTGACAGCGTCCAGGTTGTCGGCACCAAGAGCTACGTGCGCTTCTACGAGCGCATCGACGGCACCGACGAGTACAAGGCCGTGCTGCTCGATATCGCCAAGGTTTGAAGCACCCCGCGCCGGGTCGGTTTAACCCGGCAATCCAACCAACAAGGAATCGAACCATGAACAAAGCTGAACTGATCGCCCACATCGCCACTGAAACCGGCATGACCAAACAGAGCTGCGCCGAAGCGGTGGACGCCGTGCTGGGTGGCATCAAGGCCGGTCTGCAGCACGATGGAAGCGTCTCGCTGGTCGGCTTCGGCACCTTCAGCGTCGGCGAGCGTGCGGCGCGCATGGGTCGCAACCCGCGCACCGGTGAGGAGGTCGAGATTGCTGCTGCCCGCGTGCCGAAGTTCAAGGCCGGTAGCGATCTGAAGGCTGCAGTGGCCTGACGCGCGGCGATAAGCGAAACGCCCGCACAAGCGGGCGTCTGCCGGGTGTGGTGACCCGGTACTGATGAGCAGCCGAGGGTTAAATGAACAATCAGACATTGAGTGACGCCGATATCTATCGGATCGCCAACCGGTGGTGCCCTACGGCCGCCGAATCAAAGCAAGGGATCAAGCTGGCAATCGTGTCGGCGCTGCGTGAGGCAGCAGGAACGTGCAATGCCGTACTGGAGGCGGCACAAAAGGATGCGTGGGCGTTCGAGCACCTAGGGAAGCCCGTCATTGCCGCCGCGATTCATTACCCGGATTGCTGGGACACAGCAGCCTATCCGACGCTCGCGCACGCGCTGACGGAGCTGTACGTCTGGTTCAAATGCGCCAGCGAGAACTGCGCAAAACGCCAGGCAGCGCCGGAGACGCTTGGGCGCGAAGCATTGGCGACTGAGTTGATTCAACTGGTCGCGGAGCTACCCAACCGGACATCCCCTGAAGATGACCCGGAGGCCATGCTCGCCGACGCGGACGAGCTGCGAAATTGCCTGTTCAACGCGCTGGAGAACCTCGGGCTGCGAATCGTGCCGGCGGCCCAGTCCGGCGAGCGGGCCGGCGTGGCGGAGGGGTGGAAGTGGGTGCCGCTGGTTCCGACAACGCCCATGATGCACGCCATTACCGGGCAACAGGCCACCGCACGCGAGCGCTACAGGGATGTGCTCGCCGCCGCCCCCACGCAACAGGAAACCCAGACCAATGACGTCAATTCTTGATGCAGCAGCGTGGGCGCTGATGGGTGCTGGCACTGCGCTGAACGTGGCGGCAGTCGTGATCGTGTTGCGCGAACGCGCACGCAGCAAGCAACGAGGTTAAACAATGGCAAAACTGACCCGCGAAGAGATCATCAAAATCGAGTACGAACTGGCCAGCCCATACGGCATGGTGAAGCTCAAGTGCGATGGCTACACCGTAGACATCCGCGTCGAGCGCGAGAAGCCGCTCAAGTACATCCTGGGCGTGTACATCAACGGCGTACGGAATATGAGCTGGGTCAAGGGCGACTGCGAGGAAGCGAAGCGATTCTGCCGCCCCATCGTGCGTCCGTTCTACAGCGCACAAGAAAAGGCAAAGCTCATTAGAAGTTTCGGCAAGCGCCGCGCCGCCGAGTACTTCCCGAAGCTCAATGAGTCCCACACGTCGTACATGCCGTTTTGGCCTTCCGCCAAAACGATGCTGCGCCACTTCAGCAAGACCTGTGTCGACCTGGAGGTGGTGAACCTGGGCTACCCCGCATCCACCGAGCAGGCGGCCTGACATGCTCGACCGAAGCCTCCTCGCCAAGATCCACGTCGCCAAGAAGCAACTGGCGATGGAGGATGACGCCTACCGTGCGGTGCTGGAGTCGGTGGCCGGCAAACGCTCGGCCAAGGATCTGACGGTACGCGAGGCAGAGGCCGTGCTCGCCCACATGCAAAAGTGCGGCTTTCGGCCGACCGCGCCGAAGTCGCGCCGAGCGCCTGCATCTGACCGCGATGCTCTGGTTCGCAAGATCGGGGCCCAGCTCAAGGCTGCCGGGCGCGACTGGTCGTACCTGGAGCACGCCGGGGAAGGCCGCACCAGCATGGTCCGCCGCATCTGCGGCGTTGACTCCGTTTCCTTCTGCGACGCTGCGATGCTCCGTAAGCTGGTCGCCGCGCTCGCCTACGACGCCAAGCGCCATGCAAACGCCTGACACCATCTCGCTGTTGCCGCCAGTGGTTCAGGCCCTGGTCGACCTGATCGGCTTCGACGCCACCATGGCGTTGGTGCGGGCGTTTGGCGGGACTGTGTTGTGGATTCCGAAGGGAACCCGGGCGGGCGGCGCCACCTATGAATCCATCGCCGAAATCATCGGTGCAGAGGCGACGGATCAACTAATTCGGCGGTACGGCGGTGACCGCATCAGCATCGCGCGGTGCCAACGCCTGATGACGGTCGACCGGTGGCGCCGCATCGTTGCCGATTTCGAGCGCGGTGACTCGGCTGCGGAGATCGCGCGCCGGCACCGCATCACCGAGCGTGCGGTTTGGGGCATCCTCAAGAAGCCCGTTCCGACCGTGTCGCCGCACCCCACACAGTCGTCTCTCTTCTAGTACGTCGCGCTTCGGCAGCGCGCAAGCGCCGAGACGTAGTCCCCCTTGTACCAATCGGCAGGCTTGGTGGTGATGGTCTGGATGCCGTCAACAAGCCGGTTGCCCGCGATCATGCACGGCTTGTCTGAAAGCGTGCGCTGGCCGGCCCATGCGCGTGTGATGGCGCTGGTTTTCCAGTACAGGCGATCGCTTACCTCCGCAGATGCGCCTTTGGCGAGGGCACGATCCACTTCCGCCTCGATCGAGCGCAGGCGTTTGATCGTTTCGTCGCGCGCCTGGCGCGTTTCCGTCGGCGTCCATTCCCCCTTGGTAGCCAGCACGTCCTGCGCGATGGCCGGGCAAGTGACGCAACTGGCTGCCAGCACGAGGCCGGCTGTCATTCTTCTCATGAATACCTTCTCCTGTCGTTGAGTCGCCGCGCGTTAAGCGCGCCTTCTCAATGATGGCACGCCTTGAGGGCACCCGCAGGTGCCGTACATGAAGCGCTTCAGCCTGCCGCATATGTCGCTCGATCAGCACACTGGCTCGTATGCGCGTATCGGGCTGCTACTTTCCCCGACCATCCTGGCCATCGTGGTACGCGCCCAATGCGGAGCGAACCATGGACATCAAAGTGCTCGTCGCGGAGCTGGAGCGCGACGAGGGGCTGCGCCTCAAGCCCTACAACGACACGGTCGGCAAACTCACCATCGGCGTCGGCCGCAACCTGGACGACGTGGGCCTGAGCCAGGACGAAGCCGAATACCTGCTGCAGAACGACATCAAGCGCGCTTGCGCTGATCTGGACGCCAACCTGCCTTGGTGGCGCGAGCTGGACGACGTGCGCCAGCGCGTGCTGGTGAACATGTGCTTCAACATGGGCATTGGCAGCATCTCGGCTGGCCGTGGCCTGCTGAGCTTCGCCAACACGCTCCTGAAGGTTAAGTCCGGTGACTATGCCGGCGCCGCTGCCGGCATGCTGGCCTCCAGGTGGGCCACCCAGGTGGGCGGACGTGCCAAGCGCCTGGCCGAGATGATGCGCACGGGGGTGGCGGCATGAAGGGCTTCGGCAACCGAATCGGCCTGATGGCCGCAGCGGCGACGCTGGGCGCCTGCGCAATGGGCGCCATGGGCAACGTCGAGATGGCCAAGGCCGTGCCGACTGTGCAGACCGTCTCCATCGCCAAGCGTAAGCGCCAGCTCCGGGCGTTTGCGGTTAAGCACACCATCGCACAGATCCGCCGCCAAGGCTGGACTGTCGCCCACGGCAAGCGTCTGGCAGCGAAGGCGCGCAATCGTCGGCGCAACAAGCGTGCGCATGGGGGCTGCTGACATGGGCGCACTCGACAAAGTTCTGCCCGCCCTGGCGAAACTGGCCCCGATGATTGCCACTGGCTTGGGCGGCCCGCTCGCCGGCGGCGCGGTTGCGGCGCTCGAAAGCGTGTTCGGCATCGCTGCCAGCCCCGACGAGAGCCTGCAAGACCGCCAGCAGACGCTGGCCACCGCCATTGCCGGCGCGTCGGCCGAGCAGCTGCTGGCCCTGCGCAAGGCTGACCAGGACTACCAAGCGCGCATGGCGGAAGCCGGATTCAAGAACCAGGAGGCGCTGGCCTCGATCGGTCTGCAGACCGAACAAGCCTATCTGAGCGACACGCAGGACGCCCGCCACGCCAATGCGCAAGATGGCCGCGTGTTCTGGCTCGGCATCGTGGTCCTGACGGTCTTCGCCATTGTCATGTTCGCGGCGCTGTGGGGCTCCTATGCGTTGCTGACGGGCGAGGTCGCCATCAAAGACCCGACCACGGCCAGCATGGTGGCCGGCTTTGTCGGCACCATCATCGGCTACGTCGCAGCCAATGCGCAGCAGGTGGTCGGCTTCTTCTTCGGCAGCTCGCGCGGCTCCGATAACAAGACCCAGTCGATGGCCAGCGCGTTCTCGGCCATGCTCAGCAAGACCGAGGCACCCAAGTGACGGCAGACATCTTCGACCGCGCCAGCGAGCTGGAAGAGCGCCAGCGCGAAGAGGCCATCGCGCGGGTGCGCGCGGTGTGCCACTCCGGGAAGCCGAGCCGCAAGGCATGCCTGGACTGCGATGCCCCCATTCCCGAAGCCCGCCGCCAGGCCGTTCCTGGCTGCACCCTTTGCATCGACTGCGCTAGCCAGCGCGAAAAACGCCAACACGGAACCCGTTAAATGCCGCTCGAAACCGAAGAACTCCGCATCCTGGGCCGTATCGAGGGCAAGCTCGATGCGCAGACCGAAAGCCTCAAGCAGTGCACCGACGCAGTCAACAAGCTGGAAGCCCGGTGGGCTGCGCAGATGGCGGAGATGGATCGCCGCGTGCGCGCGCTGGAGATTGCCAACCCTGGGCAAGCCAACGAGACGCTGGAAGCCCACGCTGGCCGCATCAGCGCGCTGGAGCGCAGCGCCTCGCTCAGCGGGGCGATCGCCGGCGCCGGTGCCAGCATCGGCATGGCGGTGATCGTCGAGTACCTCAAGCGCAAGATCGGGCTGTAAGCATGGCGCACTCCGACGAGACCCGGGCGCTGCTGCGCAAACACTACGTGTTTGACCGGCTGACGCTTGAACAGTCCGCGCGCCTGGCTGACGTGCCGTATCGCACCGCCAAGCGATGGAAAGAGCGCGCCGCCGAGGATGGCGACGATTGGGACGGTGTGCGTACTGCCGCCACCCTGGCCGGCGGCAGCGTCGAGCAGCTCTCGCAACAGATCCTCACGGAGATGCTGGTGCAGTTCAACGCGGTGCTGGACATGGTCAAGGCCGATGTCGAGATGCCGGCGCAGCAGCGCGTCGAGCTGCTCAGCAGCCTGATGGACAACATCCACAAGAGCTTGGCGGCACTGCGTCGCTTCATGCCCGAGGTCAACGGCCTGGCGGTCGGCATGCGCATCATGCGCGGCCTGGCCGAGTTCATCCAGGAACGGTTCCCGCAGCACGGCGCCGCGTTCGTGGAGATCCTGGAACCGTTCGGCGACGAACTGCCGAAGCTGGTGGCGGACGTTAAATGAAGAACAAGGAATTCAAGGATCAGATTGCGGCGCTGGCCGAGAACCTGCGCCGCAAGATCGACGCCGAGGTCATGGGCTTCGAGCCCGGCGAGGCGGCAGCGATCGAGCGGCGTGAGCGCGCGCACGACGATCTGGAGTTCTTTGCACGCACCTACTTCCCGCACTACGTCAAGCACGCGCCCAGCAAGCTGCACAGCTACCTGTTCAAGCGGCTTGAACAGATTGCCGGAACCGGTGCACGGGAAGCCATCGCAGCGCCGCGCGGCAATGCCAAGTCGACCATCGTCACGCAGATCGCCACGATCTGGCGCGTGGTGACCGGTCGTGCCTGGTATCCCTGCATCATCATGGATGCCTTCGAGCAGGCAGCCGAGATGCTGGAGGCGATCAAGGCGGAGCTGGAGTTTAACCCCCGCCTGGCGAATGACTTCCCGGCCCACTGCGGAGCCGGCAAGGTCTGGCGGGCGGGCGTGGCCATCACGCCATCTGGCGTGAAGCTGGAAGCGTTCGGCTCGGGCAAGAAAATTCGCGGCCGCCGGCACGGGCCGTACCGCCCGGACTGGGTCGTGCTCGATGATGTGGAAAACGACGAGAACGTCGAAAGCCCCATGCAGCGCGACAAGCTGGAGCGCTGGATCGACCGGTCCGTGCTGTCCCTTGGCAGCACCGATGACGTCATGGACGTGGTGTTCGTCGGCACCATCCTGCACTACGACTCGGTGCTGGCCCGCAAGCTGCGCCACCCGCTGTGGAGTCACCGGATCTTCAAGTCGATCCTGGAATGGCCGGCCAATATGGCGCTGTGGGATCAGTGGGAGGAAACCCTGCTGAACGCGCCGACCAAGGATGAAGGCGAGGCGATGGCGCTGGCCTTCTACCAGGACCGCCAGGCGGAGATGGATGCCGGCGCCGTGGTGCTGTGGCCGGCCGGTCAGCCGCTGTACAAGCTGATGATCAAGCGCGCACGCGACGGTCACGACGCATTCGACAGCGAGCAGCAGAACGATCCTTCGATGGGTGCCGATGCGCCGTTCGCTAATTGCATCCAGTTCTGGGTCAACCGGCTGTCGCAGTGGGTGTTCTACGGCGCGTGTGATCCGTCGCTCGGCAAGGCTGGCGGCAGCCGCGACCCATCCGCCATTGGCGTGGCTGGGTTAAACCGCGAGACGGGGGTGCTCGACGTGGTGGAGGCCCAGATCAAGAAGCGGGTGCCGGACCGGATCATCGAAGACATCATCAGCATGCACGAGCAGTACCGCTGCATTGTCTGGCTGATTGAAGCGGTCCAGTTCCAGGAGTTCCTTCGCACCGAACTGGTCAAGCGGAGCGCGGCGCGCGGCTGTCCGGTGCCGGCTCGGCCCATCCAGCCTGGCACCGACAAGCTGCTGCGGATCGAGGCCCTGCAGCCGCACATGGCCAACGGCCTGATTCGCCTGCACCTGAGCCAGCACACCCTGATCCAGCAGTTCAAGCACTTCCCCAAGGCCGACCACGACGACGGCCCGGACATGGTCCAAATGTTGTGGACGGCCGCGCAGTCCGGCCTGTCGCGCAACACCGTGACATCGGTCGGCCGCCGTGCTGTCAGCCGCCGCAGCATGGCCGACTACACCAGCATGTGAGCACGCAATGAGCGAACAAGACACCAACAAGCCGCAGCAGCCGATCGTCCACCAGGTGGCGCACGTGGTGCGCGACCCGTTCCAGGCGTTCTATCTGAACCTGATGCGGGCCGACGATTCCACGCTGGCCTCGCGCGGCGGCGGCGCCGGCTTGCGCATCTACGACGAGATCGAGCGCGACTGCCACGCCTACAGCGTGCTGCAGAAACGCAAGATGGCCGTGGTATCGCGCCCGTGGTTCGTCAAGCCGGCCAGCAACAGCCGCCTGGACCGCAAGGCGGCTGACCTGGTTAAAGCGAACATCGAGGCCATCCAGTTCGATCGCATCTGCGTTGACTTGTTGGACGCCATCCTCAAGGGCTACGCCGTTGGCGAGATCATGTGGGATATCGAAGGCAACGAGATTCGCGCGTCGGACGTGATGGCGCGCGAGCAAAAGCGCTTCGTCTTCGACGTGGACTACCGGCCGCGGCTGATCACCCTGGAGAACATGCTGGAGGGCGAGCCACTGCCCGAGCGCAAGTTCGCCATTCACCGTTTCGGCAGCAAGGTCGGCAACCCTTACGGGCTCGGGCTCGGTACGCGGCTGTTCTGGCCGGTGTTCTTCAAGCGCCAGGGCATCCAGTTCTGGCTGACGTTCTGCGACAAGTTCGGTAGCCCCACGGCGGTGGGCAAGTATCCGCAGGGCACCAGCGACGCCGATCAGTCGCTCCTGGTCGATTCGCTGCGGGCGATTGCGACGGACGCCGCGATCGCCATTCCTGAAGGAATGGACGTCAAGCTGCTCGAAGCCGCACGCAGTGGTTCGATCGACACCTACGAGCGCCTGTGCAAGTACATGGACGGCGAGATCTCCAAGGCCACGCTGGGCGAGACACTGTCGACCGAGATCAAGGGCGGTGGCAGCCTGGCCGCCTCGCGCACGCACAACGAGGTGCGCCTGGAGCTGGTGCAGGCGGATGCGGATCTGCTGACCGATACGCTGCGCAGCACGCTGGTGCGGTGGCTGGTCGAGTACAACCTGCCTGGTGCCGGTATCCCATCGGTCAACCGCGACGTGCGGCCGGCCGAGGATCTGGCAGTGCGCGCCGAGCGCGACGTGCGCATCCAATCGCTGGGCTTCAGGCCCACGCTGGACTACGTCACCGAGGTGTACGGCGACGGCTGGGAGGATGATCCTGCTGCGCGCCGCGTTGCGGATGCCAGCAGCGGGCAGCTGGCCGATGGCTCGACAGACTTTGCGGAACCGCACACCTTCGGCGACCAGGCCGCACTCGATGCCGCCGTGGCGGCGTTGCCCGGCGAGCCTGGCGAAGCGCTCAAGGCGTTGCTGGCGCCGGCCTTGAAGGCAATCCAGGAGGCAGCCACCCCGGATGAAGCCATGGACGCGCTGCTGGAGGCGTACCCGAATCTTCAGACCGACCAGCTCGAAGCCGTCCTGGCCCGCGCGTTCTTCGTGAGCGACCTGTGGGGCATGCTGTCGAGCCGGCAACAGGTGGTGGGCGCATGACGCGCGGCACCGTTGACCTGGCGTACGCCTTCGGACTGGAGCCCGCCGACGCGGTTAAATATTTCCAGGACAAGGGTTACGCCATCACCTGGAACTGGCGCGACCAGTTGCAAGAGGCGCATGCCAAGGCGTTCACGGTCGCGGGTGTGACCAAGGTCGACGTGCTGCAGGACATCCGGGCGGAGCTGGGCAAGGCCATCAAGGGCGGCAGCACCTTCGCAGACTTCCGGGCCAACCTGCAGCCGTTACTGGAACGCAAGGGCTGGTGGGGCAAGGCCGCCCAGATCGACCGGGAAACCGGCGAAGTGACCGGCAAGGGTCTGACGCCACGCCGCCTGCAGACGATCTTCCAGACGAACGTCCAGACCAGCTACATGGCCGGCCGCTACCGCACCATGATGGCCAACGTTGACCACCGGCCGTTCTGGAAGTATGTCGCCATCCTGGACGGCCGCACGCGGCCAGCGCATCGGCTGCTGCACGGCCGCGTGTTTCGCTTCGATGATCCGTTCTGGGATTCGTTCTACCCGCCGAACGGCTTTAACTGCCGCTGCCGCGTGGACGCGCTCGATGCCGGGGACATGGCGGACGGCGACCTGGTGGAGTCCAGCAGCAATGATCGGCTGACGGCGGTCGAGCTGCCGCGCTCGCGGCGCGACCAGACTCCGGTGGAGGTGACGGGCTACCGCGACCCGGTGTCTGGCAAGACGATCGCACCGGACCCTGGCTGGAGCTACAACGTCGGGAAGAGTTGGGTACGCCCATTCACGCCCGAGCAGCTCGATACACTGCCGACCACCTTCCGGGCCAGCGTGCCCAACGCCGAGCTGCCGCCGCTGCCGCGTGCGGCGACGGTCGAGGGCGCCAAGCTGCTGCCGGCCGGCGAGACGCCGCAGCAGTACGCCCAGGCGTTCCTGCGCATGTTCGGCGCCGACCTGGACAAGTCCGTGGTCTACCGGGATGTCGCGGGCGACGAGCTGCAGATCAACGCCGATCTGTTCAAGACTGGCGCCGGCCAGTGGAAGGCGGACAATTTCGGTCGCGGCCGGTACATGGAGCTGCTCGCACAGGCCGTGATCGATCCGAGCGAGATCTGGCTGGACTGGGATGTTCGCGGCGGCACCACGCGCCTGGTGCGCCGTTATGTGCGCGAGCTGGAAACTGCGGAGGGAGATTGGGGCCTGGCGGTGTTCGAGTACGGAAACGCCGGCTGGACCGGAGTGACGATCTTCCCACCCAAGACGGGCAAGAGCGCTGAAGCCAAGGCCGCTTACATCGACGCACAGCGCGGCCGGTTCCTGCGTTACAAGCGTCCATAAAGCAGAAGGCCCCGCCTGTCCGGGGCCTTCCTCGCCGCAGCTCCTTCATCGATCCGGTGGCAGGCCGGGATATACGGCTGCGATGCGAGCCACCATTATAGGTTAGGAGGCGCCATCATGCTCAAGACCACCGTCCGCACCACCGCCCTCGATGAGGCTGCGCGCCGCCTGGAGCAGGTCGCGGCCGACCACTCGCCCATCACCCGGCAGATCGCGGGCATCATGCACCATGCGATCGAGGAGAACTTCCAGCAGGGTGGCCGCCCCGCCTGGGCGGGGCGCAAAACACCGCGCGCCACGCCTGAGCGTGTCCGCCGGCACCTGGCGCTCGGCAAGGGCATCCTGAAGAACGGGGCCTGGAGCCTGAAGGTGGCCGGCCGGATCGCCGGCGAGATGAACAGTCACCAGATCCTGCATGACAGCGGGCGCCTGGTCAGCTCGATGACGCCGTTCAGCGACCGCAACACGGCGGGCGTGGGCACCAACGTTGTCTACGCACGCATCCTTCATTTCGGCGGCACCACCAGGCCGCACGAGATTCGGCCTAAATACAAGAAGGCGCTGGCGTTCAACGGCATCATGCGCAAGGTGGTCAAGCACCCCGGCAGCAAGTTTGTAGCGCGGCCGTTCATGACCCTGACGGCCGCCGATGACGACAAGATTCTCAGCGCGGTCCACGACTATCTGCTCGGGCTGGTGTGACCAAGCGTTAAAACGTGCTGTAGCGAATAATTCCATGCGATACATGGGTAGGCCAGTCCAAGCGGCTTTGACGCGCCTGTAGGGCGTTAAACATAGGGTTAAAAACGATCAGGCATCGCGCGCGGGGAATCCGTTGTCGCGATCCGCTACGGAAGGCCGAGTTTGCGACCCCGTCCGACCGGTGCCACCCATGCCTGACGACTGAATCCGATCAGGCTAATTGCAATCGCCGCCAGTTTCGATACTGGCGGCATGAGCAAAGACCTCCTCCACATCTTCAAGCCCGGCACGCACACCTCCATGGAGGGTGCGGCGCTCTCGTTTACCGAGCAGGATCTGGCGGCCACGGCGGCGGCGTATGACCCTGCCGTGCACGAGGCGCCCATCTGCGTGGGCCACCCCCAGCACGACCTGCCGGCCTATGGCTGGATCAAGAGCTTGCAGGACAAGCCCGACGGCCTGTTTGCCGAGGAGCAGCAGGTCGATCCAGCCTTCGCCGAGCTGCGCGATGCTGGTCGCTTCAAGAAGATCTCCGCCTCGTTCTACGCGCCGGACTCGCCCAGCAACCCGAAGCCGGGCGTCTGGTACCTGCGCCACGTCGCGTTCCTCGGTGCACAGCCGCCGGCCGTCAAGGGGCTGCGCAACGCGCAGTTCTCGGATGGCGACCAGGGCGTCGTGACCGTCAACTTTGCTGACTGGGATGGCCTGACCAACGCCAGCCTGTGGCGCCGCATGCGCGACTGGGTGATCGGCCGCTTCGGGCTCGATGAGGCTGACAAGGTCATCCCCGACTACCAGATCGCTGCGCTGGAGGAAGCCGCCCGCCGCGAAGACATGGACGCCGGCATTGGCATCCCACCGTCGTTTTCCGAAACCACCACCCCGACTCAGGAGAACCCCATGAGCCAAACCGATCCGGCCGCCGCGCTGGCGGCCGAGAAAGCCGCACGCGAGGCCGCCGAGGCCCAGCTGCGCGACGTCAACGCCAAGCTGGCCGAATTCGCCGAGCAGGCAGCGCGCAGTGCAACTGCGGCGCGCCAGGCCGACGCGATCAGCTTTGCCGAGACGCATGTTAAGGCGGGCCGCCTGCTGCCGGCCGAGAAGAACACCGTGGTCGCGCTGCTGACTGCTGGCCAGCAAGGCACCGAAGCCAGCTTTGGCGAGGGTGACGGCGCGGTCAAGGGCGACACGTCGGCGCTGCTCAAGAAGCTGATCGAGGGGCTGCCGGTGCGCGTGACCTTCGGCGAGGCGGCGCCCGCTACCAACGTCGATCCGGTGCCGCCGGCTGCCGGCGGGCGCCAACGTCGACCCGGAGCGCCTGGCGCTGCACGCCAAGGTGGTGGCCTATTCCGAAGCCAACGGCGTCGACTACGCCACGGCCGCTTCCATCGTTTCCAACCACGGCGCATAGCGCGCCGACCGGGTGCCGATTTAGCAAATACACCCCCCGCGAGAACTGCCGCGCGACGCCGTAAGCGCGGAGGAGGAGCACCGGGAGCCCTCGGCCTAGCTGGGCTCCCGCGTAGACAGACCGAACAACTTTGGAGGGCCAGACCGTGAGTCAACAAGCCAATGCCATCTTCACCATTACGGTGAAAGCCGCCGCTGCCATTGCGGCCCAAACCTTTGTGTCGCCCTCGGGCGGCGTACCAGCCGCCGGCACCAACACCATCGGCGTGGCCAAGACCGACGCTGCTGTGGGTGACGCGCTTGCGGTGGACACGCTCGGCACCGCCGTGGTTGTGGCCGGTGCGGCGATCCCGGCCGGCTCCGCCATCGAGGTCGACGCTGCTGGCCGCGCGCTGCCGCAGAACGCCGGCAAGACGGTGGGCCGCCTCAAGCCGTCGCAGTCGGCCGCCGCGCTCGGCGACCTGGTCGAGGTGATCCTGATCCCGAACTGATCCGGTCAATCCATCCCGTTTAACACTCAGGAGCCACATTCATGACGCAGCAACTCAATCTTGGCCAGGCACGGGTTGTCGATCCGATCCTGACCACCATCGTGCAGGGCTACACCAACGAAGAGCTGGTGGGCAATCTGCTGTTCCCGGTCGTGCCGGTTGAAGTGGCCGGCGGCAAGGTGATCCAGTTCGGCAAGGAAGCCTTCCAGCTCTACGACAGCCAACGTGCGCCGGGCGCACGGGCCGCGCGTATCAACGCCGGCTACCAGGGCGTGCCGTACGCACTGGAAGGCCACTCGCTGGACGCCCTGGTGCCGGACGAAATCTCGCGCGACGCGCAGCGCGTGCCCGGCATCGATCTGGCCAAGATCTACGTCAAGGTCGTGCAGGACTCGCTGTCGCTGGGCGTTGAAGTGGCGCAGGCCACGCTGGCGCGCGATGCGACCAAGTACGACGCCAACCACAAGCTGGCGCTGGCCGGAGCCGGCAAATGGTCCGACCCGAGCAGCAATCCGGCCGGCAACATCAACACCGGCCGCGAATCGATCCGTACCACGACCGGCCGCTATCCGAACACGCTGCTGCTGTCGGCGGTCGCCTTCACCGCGCTGCGCTTCCACCCCGCGATCCTGGACAAGTTCAAGTACACCAGCTCGGCATCGGTCACGACCGATATGCTGGCGCAGTACTTCAACGTCGAAAAAGTCGTGGTCGGGGCGGCGGTACGCGCAGACGACCGGGGCAACTTCAGCGACGTGTGGGGTGCCGATGCGGTGCTCGCCTATGTGCCGGTGCGCTCGGGCAATCTGGCGGATGCCACCAAGGTGGGCGCCACGATGCAGCAGCCGTCGTATGGCTACACCTACACGCTGCGCGGTCACCCGAACGTCGAGCAGCCGTACCGCGACAACTCCGCGCGCAGCTGGGTCTACGGTCTGAACTGGGAGCGTGCGCCGGTGCTGTCGGGCATCACGTCGGGCTTCCTGTTCCAGAACGTCGCGTAAGGGGTCGCCATGCCTACCTATCTGGTCATGACCCCCCTTGAGCTGGGTGGCGACGAGCGCGTGGAAGCCGGTGAGACGGTGGATCTGAAGGTGAAAGATGCCCGCGAGCTGCTGGCTATCGGCGCCATCTCCAAGGATCTGCCCGAGCCTGCGCCGGCGGTGGCACCGGCTTCCAAGCCCACGTCCACGCCCGCACCGGCGCCGGCGCCGGCATCGGCATCGGCATCGGCATCGGCATCGGATGCTAGCTCGGAATCGACCACCGGCGCCGGCAGCCAGGCGGATGCCTCGCAGACCGGCACCGAGCAGTCGACCACGCCGCCGGCAGCCTAAGAGGCGCGCGATGCCATACGCCACTGTCGAGGACATGACCCTGGCATTCGGTGAGCGCGAGATGCTTGCGCTCACCGACCGCACCGTCCAGGGCGTGATCGATGCCGTGCTGGCCGCGAGCAAGCTGGCCGAGGCCGAAGCGGAGATCAACGGCTACCTGGCACGGCGCTACGCGCTGCCGCTGCTGGCCGTTGATCCAATGCTCAAGACCATGGCTTGCGAGATCGCGCGGTACCGGCTGACCGGCGCCGAGACCACCGAGACCCAGCCCGTGCGCGATCGCTACCGCGATGCGCTGCGCTGGCTGGAGCGCGTGGCGACTGGTGAGGTGCTGCTGGTCGACCAGGCCGGCCGCGCGCTGGGCGATCCGGGGCAGTCCGGCATGGGCAGCGTTAAAACCGTGCCTGGCCGCCGCGTCTTTGACGATGGCAGCCTGGCCGACTACCGGTTCTACGGATCATGATCGGCACCGTTGAACAGGCCATCGTGGCTGCCATCAAGGCGGCAACGCTGCCTTACGCCCTCAAGTTCGTCGGCAGCTACGGCGGCGAGTTCGATGACGACATCAGCCTGGTCGTGCGGAACTTCCCGGGCGTGTGGGTCACCTTCGGTGGCAGCCAGGACAAGCCGCACGGCGTGTCGAAAGACCGCAACCTGGTGCCTGCTCGCTTCGCCGTCATCGTTGGCGCGCGCAACGTGCGGGGCGAAGAGGCCACCCGGCAAGGCACGGCAACGGCGGCCGGCCGACTGATCGAGCCCGGCACCTACCGGATGCTGCAGGACGTGCGCGGCGTGCTGTGGGGCCAGGATTTTGGCCTGCCCATCGAGCCGCTGCAGCCGCGTGGCGTGAAGACGCTCTACAACACCACGCTCAATGGCCAGGCGCTGTCCGTGTTCGCCCAGGAATACGAGACGTGCTGGATCGAGCGCAAGCCCACCGGCGACCTGCCGCTGCTCAAGGTGGTGGGCATGACCTACGTCGACGCGAATGACCAGTCGGTCGTCATGTCGACCGACACCGTGACACTCAACCCCTGAAGGAGCCCATCGTGCTCGTGAAAGCCGCACCGAACATCAAATTCCCGCGCGAAGACAAGCCGCGCAGCTACATCGAGCAGGAGCCCGTGGACGTGCCTGAGCAGAGCGCGTACTACCAGCGCGCGCTCCTGGACGGCGACCTGGTCATGGCGAATGCCGACGTTCAGGCTGCGCCGGCACCCGCTGCGCCCGCTGCGTCGAAGCCCAAGGCCGACACGTCGAGCCCGGCCGCCGGCGCCTGATCCGCCACTTCTCAACCATCCGAGGGCGAAGCCAATGGACAACCAGCACAAGCACATCAAGGGCTATCGGGATCTGTCGCAGACGGAAATCGACCTGATGAACAAGATCAAGGCCAAGGGCGCCGAGCTGCTGCAGCTGCAGGCGCAACTGGTCGGCCACCTGAACACCGCCCTGGAGACGAAGGCGGATGCCGCCCGACGCTCCACCAAGCACGAGCCTTGGGACCAAGGCGCGAGCGACGAGTGCATCGAGCTGCGCCGCTTCAAGGCGGCCGAGCCGATGCGCTGGGCGGCGATCGGCAAGACCGACATCGAGACTGGCGTGATGGCGCTCGTGCGCGCCGTTGCCCAGCCGGCCACGATTTAACCAACGGGAGGCGACGCCATGGCAAGCGCCAACATCAGCTTTGACCAAATCCCGGCTTCCATCCGCAAGCCGGGCGACTACTTCGAGTTCAACACCAAGCTGGCCGTGCGCACGCTGCCGGGCAACCAGCAGCGCCTGGTGCTGATCGGCCAGCGCTTGGCTGCCGGTACTGTCCAGGCGGCCACGCTCACGTCGGTGTTCAGCGACCAGCAAGCCGCCACCTTCTTCGGCTACGGCTCGCAACTGCACCTGATGGCCCGCGCGGCCATCAAGGCCAACGCGTATCTGCAGCTCGATGCGGTGGCCCTGGACGATGCGGCCGGTTCCACGGCGGCTACCGGGTCGCTGGCGCTGGCGGGCACCGCCACGTCGGCCGGCTCGTTCCAGTTCAAGATTGCCAACTCCGACGCGATCACCGTGGGTGTCTCGATGGGCGACACGGCGGCGGTTGTCGCTGCCGCCATCAACACGGCGCTGGGCAACCTGGCCGACCTGCCGGTGACGGCCGCCGTGGCGGCCGGCGTGGTGACCCTCACGGCTCGGAACAAGGGCACGCAGGGCAACCAGATCGCCATCACTGTGCTGCAGGGCGTGGCGGGCCTGGTGCCCACCATCACTGCGATGGCCGGTGGTGCGGCTGATCCGGTGCTGACGCCGGCGCTGACCGCCATTTTCCCGGCCCGCCACAACCTGGTGTGCTCGGGCCTGAATGACCAGGTCAGCCTGACGGCACTGCGCACGCACCTGGATGCAGTGGGCAGCCCGCTGGAGCAGCGTGACGCGCTCGGTGTCTATGGCGTCACAGGCTCGCTGGGTGCGGCCACAACGCTGGCTGGATTGATCAACCACGCCTTCACGACCTGCGGCTACCTGCGTGGCACGCGTAGCCAGCCTTGCGAACTGGCGGCCGCCTATGCGGCGGTGATCGCCTCGGAGGAAGATCCGGCCCGGCCGCTGAATACGCTGTCGCTAGTTGGCATCGACGTGCCGGACGCCTCGCTGTGGCTGGGTCGAACCGAGCAGGAAAACCTCTTGTACAACGGCGTCACCCCGATGGAAATCGGCCCGGGGCAGCACGTCCAGATCGTGCGTGCCATCACCACCTACGTCCTCAATCCGCAGGGTGTGCCGGACATCGCCATGCTCGACATCACCACGCCGCGCACGCTGTTCTACATGCGCAAGGCGTACCGCGAGCGTATCGCGCTGCGCTTCCCGCGCGAAAAGCTGTCCCAGCGCACGCCGCCGAAGGTGCGTTCGGAGCTGCTCGATGTCTCCTACAAATCCGAGGAGCTGGAGTTCGTCGAGAACGTCGACCAGTGGAAGGACGGGCTCCTGGTAGAGCGTGATCTGCAGAACCCCAATGGGCTGTGCGCCAAGATCCCGGTCGACGTGGTCAACGGTCTGCATGTGTTCGCCGGCCGCCTGGACCTGATCCTCTAACGATTTAACCAAAAGGAGCCAAGATGGCTATTCCGAAGGAGTATCTCGGCGCGATCGTCCTGGAGGTGGACGGTCGTGAGGTCGAGATCGAGAGCTACACGACCAGCGACAAGACCGGCCGTAAGCTGGTCAAGACCATGAATCGCACGGGTCGCCCGTCTGGTTTCACACAGGGCGTAGGCGAGTACAACCTGACCATCACCGCACCGGTACCGACCGACCCGACCGAAGAGGTCGACTGGGCGTCGATCACGTCGGCCAAGCTGACCCACTATCCGAGCACGACCACAGGCCAGCGTGTCAGCTACCTCGGCTGTTTCACTCAGGAGGTGAGCGAGAAGTACGAAGTGGACAACGAAGCCAAGCGTGACATCACGATGTCGGCCATCAAGAAGGTGACCGAATGACGGCCGCGACCCTGTCTGTCAAAGGCAGTCTCCTCGACGGTGTTGTCTATGAGGGCCTGGTGCACGTCGACTTCGAGATCCGCGCGGTGGTGGTCGAGGACCAACTGGCCGCCATCGAGGCGGTGGCGGCCGAGTCCACCGACCTGGACGTCGACAAGGGCGTGCGTGATGCGCGCACCCGGGTCGCCACGCTGGTGGGCCAGTTGGTTTTCCTCGGCTCGATCCCTCGGGAAGCACTGACCTACGCCTGGCTGCGTAATGCGCTTTCGCCGGACGATGTCGACATCCTCTACAACGCGGCGGAGGAAGCCGCAAAAAAGCGGCGCGCGCTGCCGAAGGCAAACGCGACTACCTGATCGTCGCGGCTGCGTTCTGGCAGCGGGCAGGCATTACGGAAGCCCAGCTGCGCACCATGAGCCTGGCCGAGATAGAGACTCGCGCCAGGCTTTATTTTCCTGATCAGGTACAGCAACCGAAACACGTCAACCAGCGGCTGGCGCGCAAGAAGCGGCAGAAGCGTTAAACCCACGAGACCGCCATGGCAAGCAAGCAACTCGAACTGGCGCTGGTGCTGGCGCTCAAGGACAACGGCACCGGACGGCTCAGCAAGTCGCTCACCGAGGTCTCCGAGCGCGCCAACAAGCTGGCCAAGGAAGCGGAATCGGTCGAGAAGAAGTTCGACGGCGTCAGCAAGGCCGTCGAAAACGCGGCGGAGGCCGGCCGCATCCTGGGCAGCCGCCCGATCCCCCAAGGGTTCCTGCAGTACATCCGCCAGGTCACGCGCGAGGCCAACCTGGCTGAGCGTGCAGTCAAAGGCATCGGCAACGGCCTCGGCAAGGGGCTGCAGGTCGGCGGCGCGCTCAAGGCCGGGCAGATGGTGCTGGCGGAGCCGGTCCGCAAGGCGGTCGACTACGACACCACGCTCACACACATGGCGAACACCGCGTTCTCCGACAAGGGAACGGCTGAGCGCCTGGCTGGCAAATCGTTTCTCAACAATGCAGTGATTGCGGCGGTACGCGCTGGCGGCGGCACGCGCGAGGGTGCAGCTGCAACCATGGACTCCCTGATCGCGCGCAACGCGATCGGCAGCCCCCAGGACGTGGCCAAGCTGATGCCGAGCATTATGGTCGCGGCGAGCGCCGGCCAGGCCGATCCGGTCGAGATTGGCAAGATTGTCTCCACGGCGGTTAAAACCGGCGGCATCAAGGTCGACGAGATCCCCGACATCCTGGGGGGCGCGCTCTACGCTGGCCAGCAAGGTGGCTTCGAGCTGAAGGACATGGCGAAGTGGCTGCCCGAGCAGATGGCGATGGCCAAGAAGGCGGGCCTGACCGGCAAGGGTGGCATGGCGAAGCTTCTGGCACTCAACGAGATGGCGATTGATGCCGCTGGCTCGACGGATGCGGCCGGTAACAACGTGCGCGACTTCCTGCACGAGCTGAACGCCACCAACACCGCCAACCACCTCAAGCGGTTCTCGATCGACAAGAAGACCGGCAACATCGTCGAGAAGCACGGCCGCAAACAAGGTGGCGACTACATCGACCTGGGCGCCACACTGGCGTCCAACCAGGAAAAGGGCATCTCGGCCGACGAGACGATGCTGTCGATCGTGCGCAAGATCGCCGAGAGCAGCCCGCAGTTCCAGGCCGTCAAGCAACGCTACCTGAAGGCCAAGGCCGCCGGCGACAAAACTGGCGCGGTGGAGAACTCTGAAGCGGCGTACAACATCCTGCTCGGGGCCGGTGTCGGCAAGATCTTCCACAACCAGCAAGCGCTGCTGGGCGGCATCGGCGCGATCATGGACCCGGAGGCGTATCGCAAGATGGCCGAGCAGTTCCGGGGCAACATGAGCAGCGCGCCGATCGATCAGAACATGGCGACGTTGCAACAGTCGCCGGGCTTCAAGCTGCAACAGATGGAGAACGAACGGACGTTTTCTCAGCAAGCCACCCTCGACAAGGTCACGCCCGCACTGGGCGCGTTTGCGGATGCGTCCACCTCGCTCTATCAGAAATATCCCGGCTTCGGCATGGCCATCGAGGGCAGCACGCTGGCGCTCAAGGCGCTGGCTGCGGCGGCCGGCAGCGCAGCGCTGATCGGGGTGCTCACCGGCCGCATCCCGATCGGCGGTGCGGTTGCGGCGGGCGCGGCCGGTGAAGCGGCTGCCGGCGCCGGCGCCGCTGCCAATGCGGCAGGCGCGGGGAGCATGCTGACCAAGGGCGCGTCTGTGTTGGGCAAGGTGTTTCGGGTCGGGGGAGCGTTCGCTCTGGGCTACCAGGCCGGCGGCTACATCAACGACGGCATCAACTGGGGCATTAGCAAGGCCACGGGCCAGGAAGGGAACACACTGGGCAGTTGGCTGTATGACGTCACCCATAAGGGCGAGGCCGATAAGCTGCTGGCGTCGACGCCGCTCAGCTCGGCCGCGGCGCGCGTGCCGGACTCCACGCTGTTCGATGGCATGCGCGCACAGCAGCAGTCGCTGCAGCAGACTGCGCAGACGCTCAGCCAGTTAGCGGACCGACCCATCGTCGTACAGTCGACGCTGATGCTCGACGGCCGCGTGCTGGCCGAGGCGACCAACCAGACCAACAGCCGGGATGCGTCTCGGCACTGAGCGCGGCGGCTGAACAGGTTCAGCCTGCAGTAAAGGAAGGCGGCTGCATACCCTGTCGGTATGCGCCGCCTTTCTCTTTACTCCCGCTCCTAATATGGCCTGGAAAGACAACCTTCTCCCGGCCAGCTTCCGTGGGGTCGCCTTCGAGGTGATCGAAACGGAAGACGTGCTGCAGCGTGCCGTGGTCGAGCACGAATACGCCTACGTGGATGGCGCCGACACCGAAGACCTTGGGGAGAAGGCGCGCCCCTTGAGCATCCAGGCGATCTTCTGGGGCGACGACTACGAGTTCCGCCTGCGCGACTTCATCAAGGTGCTGCAGGAGCCCGGCGACGGCGAGCTGGTCCACCCGGTCTTCGGTACGCGCCAGGTGCAGTTGATCTCGTCCCGCATCCGGCACACCGCCGAGATGCCGGATGCCGCCACGCTGGTGCTGGAGTTCAAGGAAAGCCGTGTTGGCCAGCCTTTTTTTAACGCCACGATCACGGCGGCCAAGACTGATGCGGTGACGGACTCGGCAGATAACAGCTGGTTGTCGGCGATCAACAACTTTAACCTGCGGCTCCCCACGCTCCGATCGGTTCTGCCTGGTGTGGCTGACGCCCTCGCGCTGGCCAACGCGTTCAGCAGCAAGCTGATGCAGGTGCGCAACATCGTCAGCGGTTACATCAGCTCGGGCCTGAGTGTGCTGGACTACCCGACTGCCTGGATGGGTGACGTGCGCGGGCTGTTTCAGGCGATTGTCGATCCGTTTCGCAACAACGCGCTCACGCGGTTGACGTCGGTCTTTGGTGGCTCGACCACCACGACGGCCTCCGGAGCTACGGTGCCGGTGTCATCCTCGTCTGCAGCCCGGACTTCGGCACCGTCGGCGCTGAGCTACACCGCCGCCCCGGCTCGTATGACCGCCTGGACATCGGCTGTCGCGGCCACGTCGACGGCCGTCACCGCCGCCGGCACCGTGCCGCAGATTCCCACCACGATGCGCCTGGCCGCGCAGGCGGCGCTCACGGATGCCACGGCCGTCGCTAATGCGCAGATCCGTCTCGGCTCGGCATTGGCCCTGGCGGAGATGGCCGCAGCGGTCTTTAGCGCCGAGATCGACGACACGCCCACCCTCAACCCCGACGAGATCGACCAGATCGCGGCAGATGCCCGCACGGCAATCCAGGGGGCGATCGACGACGCACGGGCCATCTATGACGTGGAGCATGCGCGGTACCTGACGGAGCCGCTGAAGCAAATCGCCTTCGATCTGCAGGAAGCGGCGCGCGCGGTACTGATGCTGCGGCCGCCCCTCATGGTACGCACGGCCCCGGTGACCGGCAACCTGGCATTGGTCGCCTTCGTGCTCTATGGCGATTACACGCGATGGTACGAGCTGGCGCGTCTCAACCCGCAGATCCGCATGCCCAACTTCATCCGCGCTGGTCAGGCGATCAACGCCTACGCGACATGACGGCCTTCAACGAACAGGTTTCCCTGACGGTGGGCGGCAAGCGCCATACCGGCTGGACGTCCTACGAGATCGATAGCGACCTCCTGATCCCGGCCGATGCCTGGCACGTCAAGATCGCAATCCAGGAGGGGAAGCTTCCGGCCGTCGTCCAGCGCGGCGCACTGACCGAGGTGCGCATGCGTGACCAGCTCGTGCTCACCGGCCGCATCGACGATATCGACGACGAGATCAGCAAGGACAGCCACGATGCGACGATAACCGGCCGGGACGGCGCGGCCATCCTGGTCGACTGCTCCGCGCCCATCTTCGTGAACCGCAAGGCCACGCTCGCGGAGATCATCGAGAAGGTGGTTAAGAGTCGCTAA